CTAACGGTGCTTACAACGGTACTCCTGACGGTGAGACCCTCACCGCCAACACCAACATGTACTACAGAAGAGTCCAGGTCACCAACCTCATGTGATCTATCTTCTACAGATACCAGGGGGGACTTCGGTCCCCCTTTTTTTATATGTTTGAAAATTTTATAACTGGAAGATTTATTTTTTATAATCCTGCTTATCAATTTGACGAACCAAAATTAAAATCAGCAATTCTTCTTGGTATAAGAAACAAGAACTTATACCCATTATCAAAAAACAAATCTCCTACTACAATACAAATTAAAGATATTGCTTTACCCGATGCTCCTGTGTATAAGGAAAGAGTGAAAGATGCCGATACCTCTTTTCCTATATGGGTAGTTGAAGGAATTAAAAATCCAGAAAATAAAAAATATGTATTGATAGATGGAAAACATAGAGTTCATTTGTTAACCAACGATTCAATACAAGCAATAGTTTTTTCAGTCAAGGAGGTGAGGACAGTCCTCGAAGTGGTTCCTCCTGAGTCAGCAAACTGAAACACATCCACACAAGGCATTAAATACATATAGACTATGGAGGTACAATGTCCACAGGTTCCGTGACCAAGACAGACCTACTCACTAGAGTGTACAAATTGAAGACCGCCCTTTACAACGGTCAAAGACAAGACAAGAACGGTGACTGGCACGATGGTGCTCAATCCGCTTATAATGAAATCCTAGATATCCTTAACGAATACGTCCGATGAGAAAAGACCTCGACTTCACAGACGGTATGCTACCTGACCTCGATGAGAGCGTTCTCAGGGAACGTTGTGCTAAGATGAAAAACGAAATCCTCATGGAGGAACCATGCCCGATCTACGAAGCAACGGAGGAAGACTGGAATGACTTCTGGTACAACTACGACGAATGAAGACTGGCGTTATAGTGACGCTCGTATGAAACTTCGCCAAGAAGTGTATACAATTCTTCTCAAGAAATTTGGTGCCGAACTAAACGACCATGGAGCACCCGTACATAGTATGGAAGATATCACTGCCTGCTGCCACGACTGGGTAAGTCAAGGACATGCTATCTCTTCAGGCATCGTTGCTTACTATCAGGCATACTACGCTAAATAGTATTGCTTGGGAAGTTGACATATGCCTGCTGAATGGTACAAGGAACAAATTGGAAATCGTAATTACCTCTCCCCAGTAGGTTTTAAACTCCAACTGGAAAAGTTTAGAGGGGTAGATTTCTTTTGTCAGCGAGCTAACCTTCCTGATGTTTCTGTGCCTTTCACTGAAGTCCCTACTAGGTTCCGTCAATTTCCTATCGTAGCTGGTGGCGGGGTAACATACGGGGACTTAACGGTTACATTCATTGTTGATGAAGAGTTGATCAACTGGAAATCTATCTGGGATTGGATTCGTCAGAACGGTGTGTCTGAAGAACACATGCCAACGGCAGAACCAGAGTACAGTGACGGTCAACTGTTGATCTACACTTCATCATACAATGTCAATCACGTAATCAACTTCGAGAATTTATTTCCAATTAGTATATCTGAAATGAACTTCGATGCTTCATCTAATGACATCGAATACTTTACAGCGCAAGTAACTTTCAAGTATACTGGTTACACTATCCGTGATGAATCTTTTGAAATTACATGAACTTTGAATCTCTTCGTAATAAATTTGAAAAAATTAAAGAGGAATGGGCAGAAGATAGTCACGTAGAGTTCGAGTTTAAGAACAAGAACTACAGTGCTGATCTAGGCAAGATCTCAATGGAGATCCCTTTCCAGCATAATAAATACTTAAACCATTACACCGATCTTTCACAGATTAAAACTAGTCTGGAATTTGAAGTCCGTAAATTGGTACGAGAAAAGAGAGAGTATTACAGCGGCGAAGCAGAAGCAAGAGTATACGCTGAGAAACCTTTCGGATCAAGTATTAAAACTGCCGACAAGATGAGAGTCTACCTTGAGTCGGACGAGGATATCATTAACCAAGAAGCAAAGATCAAATACATTGATCAGATGCTTTACTTTTTAGACAATGTTTTAAAGATGATTTCTCAACGAAATTTTCATGTGAAGAACGCTATTGAATGGGAGAAGTTTATTAATGGAAACTAATGTCCCTGATTACTGTCAAGAAGAAGAACGAGGTCTACCTTACTCTTAACTCCGAGCAGCACGTTCATCATGAACTGGCAGATTATTTTTCCTTTGAATTACCAGAGGCAAAGTTCCTAAAGCGGCAACCCAGGTTTAGATACTGGGATGGTATGATTCACCTGTACTCTCCTGCTACGGGTGAATTGTATGGCGGATTACTTCCCCATCTAAAAGAATGGTGTGCCGAACGAAGATACAAATTAAATTTTGAGTCCAACGATTGGTATGGAGATGTAGAGGAACCTAACGGGTTCGTCTCCCCCAAGGGTGTGGCAGATTTTATGAATCAAATCTCTAAGTATAAACCTAGAGACTACCAATACATGACAGTGTATAAAGCACTGAAGAACAACAGAGGGTTGTTTTTGTCACCGACAGGATCGGGCAAGTCTCTTATGATCTACAGTATTGTGAGGTATTACGCTCAGGCAGGTAAGAAGATCCTGCTTGTGGTTCCTACCACCTCATTGGTAGAACAGATGATAAAGGACTTTAAGGACTATGGATGGAACGCCGAAGAATATTGTCACACCATTTATTCTGGCAAGGATAAGAACACGGATAAACCAGTTATTATTTCAACCTGGCAATCTATCTACAAGTTCCCCAAGAGATACTTTGACGACATTGACTGTGTTATCGGTGACGAGGCACATCTATTTAAGTCGAAGAGTCTGACAGGTATCATGACCAAGCTCCACAACGCTAAGTATCGTTTTGGATTCACAGGTACACTAGATGGTAGCAAGACCCACAAATGGGTCCTAGAGGGTCTGTTTGGTGCCTGTGAGAAGGTGACCAGGACAGATGATCTAATCAAGCAAGGACACCTCTCTAAGTTCCGTATCAAGGTGCTGGTGTGTAAGCACGAGTACAAATACTTTGAGGACTATCATGCTGAGATGGAATACATTGTCGAGAATGAAAAACGAAACAACTTAATTAAGAATCTAGTTAAAGACATTGAGGGTAACACCTTGGTGCTGTTCAACTATGTGGAGAAGCATGGTGAACCACTTTATGATTTGATAAATAATAATATATCAGACCGTGAAATCTTTTTTGTTCATGGCGGTACGGATGTAGAAGATAGAGAAGAGGTTCGTAAACTTACGGAGACTCAGGACAACGCCATCATCATTGCTTCTTATGGCACTTTCTCTACTGGCATCAACATCAAACGTTTACACAATATTATCTTTGCTTCCCCGAGTAAGTCACGGGTACGTAATCTCCAAAGCATTGGACGTGTCCTCAGGAAAGGCGACGGCAAAGACATAGCAACCTTATATGATATCGCTGACGATATCTCTTCTAAGAGTAGAACTAACTATACTCTCAATCACTTGACAGAAAGAATTAAGATCTACCAAGAGGAAAACTTTAAGTATGAAGTAATACCTATTAAAATGAAATAATATGGAAGAAGAATTTTATTCAACAATCAAATTAGTAACAGGTGAAGAAATAGTTGCCAAAGTTTGTTACATGGAAGAGGAGAACTCGCTTCTCCTTGAGAATCCTAAGAAAGTAACTGAGATCAAACAACGTAAGAATGGTGAGACAGTAGATGGATTTGTTCTAGTAGATTGGATTCATTCAACATATGAAAGTATGTTTGTTCTACCAATGGAACGAGTTCTTACTATGTCTGAACTAGACAAAAGAATTGAAAGATACTATCTCTCTATTGTAGAGGGTGATGATGAAGAGGAAATTGGTAAGGTACAACCTTCTAACCTCAATCAAAGAATGGGGTATCTAGGTTCTGTAAGTGAAATGAAAAAAACACTAGAAAAGATCTATAAAATAAGCTAGTAGCTATATCTCTTTTGAACCCTGACAGAGTTATTGTACTGAGTTTCTGAGGATCTGTCAAGCTGGTTGACAAGAACACAGTCCTGGACTATACTGTACCCAAGGTAAGCAAATCAAAACATGTCTTATGTCAAAGAAGAACACAGAGTATTACGTAAATAACAAAGACTTTCTAGAAGCGATTACCGTTTTCAAGAACAAGGTTCGTGAAGCAGAAGAGCAAGACAAGACCCGTCCTAGGATCCCTCACTATATTGGTGACTGCTTTCTGAAGATTGCTACCCACTTGTCTTACAAACCTAACTTTGTTAACTACACCTTTCGTGAAGACATGATCTCCGATGGTGTGGAAAACTGTGTTCAATATATCAACAACTTTGATCCTGAAAAATCAAAGAACCCCTTTGCTTACTTCACTCAAATCATCTACTACGCCTTCCTTCGTAGAATCCAGAAAGAGAAACGTCAGAACGACATCAAACAAAAGATCCTAGAGAAGACTGGTTTTGATCATGTGATGCACACAGATGACTACGGGAACGATATGAACTCTAGTTATGCTGACATGGGTAGCATCAAAGAAAACGTTGAAATTAGGATGAACCGATGAAAGACGAACCAATTACAGTAGAAGACTACAAACTAGTCTCGGATGAATTCTTCCAGAAGTATGACTTCGTAGTGGAACGAATGAGGGTAACTGCCAAAGCAGAAGATGTTCTGAAAGTCATGGAAGCACTCAGTGGTGCTGTCATGAAGGACAGAGTGAAAGACAAAGTAGGACCTTTTGGATTTAATAAGAATGGACAAGACTCAGACAGAAAAGAAGAAAGCGAAACTGAGTGATTCATTCGGTGGCACAGTAGAAAAAATTATTCCTCCTGATGTTGAATGGATTGATGATGCCTTCTATATTAAGAAGACACGTTTCGGTCTTTATACTTCTATCCTACAAGAACCACTAGGTCAGCATTTTATTACAGGTGCTACAGAGGAAGGAGTTCTACAGATGACACGATGGCATCTCAAGTGTATTCAAGAAGGCACTCTCGATGAGTATACTAGAGTAGTTAACTCTGGAGTTGTCGGTGGCAAACTATGACCGTAGCATTAATCACAGACCAGCATCTGGATGGACGTAAAGGTTCTCTAGCATTCTGGAATTATTTCGAGAAGTTCTATGAACAAATCTTTTTCCCAACGCTTGAAAGAAAGGGAATCAAAACAGTCATTGATCTTGGCGATACGTTTGACAACAGGAAAAGCATTGATTTTAATGTTTGGAGTAGGATTCGTAGGTCTTATTTCGATCGCCTTGCTAGCATGGGCATCACTGTCCACATGATCCTTGGCAATCATTGTGTTTACTACAAGAACACTAATGAGATCAACTCCCCCGAACTGTTGCTGAAAGACTATGAGAATATTCAGGTATACAATGGAGTGTGTACTACTTATGTTGAGGATACTCCAATTTGTTTCGTCCCCTGGATCAACAAAGAAAACCAAGAAGAGACACTATCGCATCTTGAAAGCACAAATGCCGAGATCGTCATGGGGCACCTCGAACTCGATGGGTTTGAAGTAACTCCTGGTCTCAAGATGGAACATGGTATGGACCCCAAGATTTACAAGAGGTTCAAGCAAGTGTTCTCTGGTCACTTCCATCACAAGTCTAAGAAGAGTAACATCACATACCTAGGTAATCCCTACCAGATGTTCTGGAATGATTACAAGGATGAGCGTGGATTCCATCTCTATAATCCTCCTACTAACAAACTGACTAGAGTCAAGAATCCTTATGAGATCTTTGAGAAGATCTTTTACAACGACAAGATTGACAACTACGATAAGTTGAACGTTCATGAATATGCTGACAAGTATATTAAGATTGTCGTTGAAGAGAAGACTGACTATTATATGTTTGAATCTCTTGTAGATCGTTTGTATGATGTTGGTGTCCATGACATTAAGATTGTAGAAACTCTCACTACAGAAGATGACAGTGATAGCGAAGTAAATCTGGAAGTCAAAGATACCATGACACTTCTCAATGAGTATGTTGATGAAACTGAGATGTCGGTAGATAAAACCGAACTCAAGCAACTGATGAGATCCCTATATATTGAGAGCTGTGAAGTTGCCTGATGTACATTCTCACGTTAGCCGATAAAATAGAAGGAGTGTTCTCTGTTATTGGAGATGATGGTGACCAGATCATCCCCATCTTTGAACAGGCTGACGATGCTCAACGATATAACAGTATGATGGTTTTGGATGATACCAATCCCAGACTACAAGTTGTTGAGATTGATGAGGATTTAATTGTTGGTGCCTGTGAGGAAAGATACCAGAAATATGCTATAATAACCAAAGATGATTTCCTGATTCCCCCGAAAGATTTAGAATGATCGTATTTGAAAAGATCCGCTGGAAAAACTTCCTGTCTACGGGGAATGTGTTCACCGAGGTAGATCTAACCACACACAAAACAAACTTAATCATCGGGTCTAACGGTGCTGGTAAGAGCACTGTTCTTGACGCACTAACTTTTTCTTTGTTTGGTAAACCTTTTAGGAAAATCAACAAACCGATGCTGGTCAATAGCATCAATGAGAAAGGATGTGAAGTAGAAGTAGAGTTTAGTATTGGTAAGAACGAATTCAAAATTATTCGTGGAATCAAGCCGAACACATTTGAGATCTATCAGAATGGTCAGATGATTGATCAGTCATCGACAGCAGTTGACTATCAAAAGCAACTGGAACAAAACATTTTGAAGATGAATTACAAGTCTTTCACACAGATTGTAGTTCTGGGATCATCTACGTTCGTTCCTTTTATGAAGTTGCCTGTGGCATCACGAAGGGAAATCATCGAAGACATTCTAGATATCCAAATCTTTTCAGTCATGAATACATTGTTGAAAGACAAAGTACGTGACAATAATGAAGAGATCAAAGAACTAGAATATCAACTCAAGTTGTCTACTGACAAGATCGAACTCCAGAAAAATTACATGCTGGAGTTGGAGAAGAAAACAAAGTCTGAGATTGAAAAGAAAGAAGCAATCATCGAGACCTTGAGACAAGACAAGGCAGCAGCACTAAAGAATGTTGCTGATCAAACTGTAGTCCTTACCGACTACAATACTGAGTTGAAAACTCTTGCCGATAATAAAAAGAAACTCAAGCAACTCAACACCTTCCGAGTGAAGATCCAGCAAAAGATCAACACCTGTAAGAAAGAGACTGAGTTCTTTATTAACAATCATGTGTGTCCTACATGTACACAAGAGATTGGACAAGACTTTCGAGATCTGAAGATCAATGAGGGTGACGAAGAACTAATGACCTTGGAGAAAGGATTCACAGATCTTGAGAAGTCTATCGAGCAAGAAGAGAAACGTGAATCAAAGTTCATGGAGTTGTCTGAACAAATTGTGGAGATCAACTCAATCATTAATCAACTGAACTATGAGATTACATCTCTGGATCAGCAGATTAGTAATAGAGAAACTGAGATCGAAGATCTCAATGCTCCAACCAGTAGCAAGAAAGCAGAGTTTGAAAAACTCTCTGCCTATGTTGATGAGAAGAAGTCTATCAAGGACAAATTTATCACATCCAAGAAAGATAAAGATACATTAAGTGTTGCTGGTCAATTGTTAAAAGATAATGGAATTAAGAGTAGAATCATTAAACGATATCTTCCAGCGATGAACAAACTCATCGGAGATTATCTCAGGAGGATGGATTTCTACGTTAACTTCACTCTCGATGAAAACTTTGAGGAAACTATTAAATCTAGATACCGAGACATCTTTACTTACGAATCTTTCAGTGAGGGAGAGAAAGCTCGTATTGATCTTGCTTTGCTGCTTACTTGGCGTTCTATCGCTAAACTTAAGAATAGTGTGGATACTAACCTCTTGATCCTAGACGAGATCTTTGATGGTTCTCTAGACCAGAATGGTAGTAGTGAACTAGGATGGATCCTTAGAAACTTTGATGATAATACAAACGTATTTGTCATCAGTCATAAGGAGAGTCTAGAAGGTAAGTTTGATAGAACACTCAAGTTTGAAAAGGTAAAGAACTTCAGTGTTGTGAACCTTTCGTTGGCGGAGACCGATTGATAAACCGTCTACTGAGACCCCCTGGCAACCCCAGGGGGTTTTATAGTATGTGGACAAACGACAGAGAGACATGTTCAACCAAGAGATCCGAGGCAACCTGGCACGACTGCTCGCTACCGAGAACCTTGTGGTTGAGCACCGTAAGGTCACCACTGCTTCTTTTGATGTCATCCGTCGTGTGCTGACTCTGCCTCTGTGGGACAAGGCATCTAAGGTCGTTTACGATCTGCTGGTGGGACACGAAGTAGGACATGCTTTGTATACACCTGCTGACAAATGGGACTTCAGTGTTCCTAAAGACTTTGTTAATGTTGTAGAAGATGCTCGTATTGAGAAATTAATGAAGCGTAAATACGCTGGTCTCAACAAAGACTTCTACAATGGTTACCAAGAACTCAACGAACAGGACTTCTTCGACATTGAAGGTCAAGATCTCAATGAGTTCAATCTGATTGATCGTATCAACCTTCACTTCAAGATTGGTGCTTATGCTCGTATCCCTTTCAGCACTGAAGAGAATGTGTATGTAGATAAAGTTGCTGACTGTGAGACCTTTGAAGATGTTCTCTCTGTCTGTAGAGAACTTAAAGAGTATCTAAAGCAACAGCAAGAACAAAAGACTCCTGATAATCTTCCTAAATCTTCACAGGAAGGACAACAATCTCCTACTGTAGAACCGACAGCAGAAACTGACACCGAAGAAGACCAAGAGGAAACCGATGATTCCAACGACAACAATAGTGACGGCGACCGTAATGAAGCCGATATCGAAAACGCTACATTCGGTAAGCAGGGCGGCGAAACGTTTGAGTCACAAACTCAGAAAGCTTTTGATGAGGCAGCAGAAGAACTGACGAACGATCGTTCTTATGCTCAGGAACCTGTGTACGTAGAAGTTCCTAGTGTTGATCTCAAGAAAGTTATCGTAGATTACGATAAATTACAGAATTACATTGGTAAATACTGGAAAGAACTTGCTGAGCAACGTGCTGAGCAGTGGGGTAACATCTTTGAGTCTGTCGATGCCGACTTTAATGACTTTAAGAAATCTTCTCAGAAGGAGGTAAACTATCTTGTTAAAGAGTTTGAGTGTCGTAAGTCTGCTGACGCTTACGCTCGTGCTGGTCAATCTAAGACTGGTGTTCTTAATACTTCTAAGCTTCACACTTATAAGTATAACGACGATATTTTCAAGAAAGTGACTGTCCTGCCTGATGGCAAGAACCATGGAATGATCTTCATTCTTGACTGGTCTGGATCGATGGGCACAGTGCTCATGGATACTGTTAAGCAACTGATTAATCTCTGCTTGTTCTGCCGTAAGGTTCAGATTCCTTTTGAGGTTTATGCTTTCACCTATGAGTGGAACGATGCCATCTTTGATGGTGGTGAAGAAACTGAGTACACAAAAGAGTTCGCTTACGAACGTGGACACAATAAACTCTCGGTCCACAAGCGATTCTCTTTGTTGAACCTGATTACTTCTACTAGTAACAGCAAAGGATTTGATCTTAGCGTTAAGCATCTGTATCGTCTTGCTTACTACTACAGTCGTCACGCTATCTACTACCACAATCCCATGGGTCTGGATCTGTCTGGCACTCCTCTTAATGAGAGTCTGATCACTCTCAAGACTCTGGTCCCTAAGTTTCAACAACAGCATGATCTTCAGAAAGTGAACGTCTGTATTCTCACTGATGGTGAAGGTAACAACCTGAGCTATGATGTTGAGTTGAATGACTATATTGGATCTCGTAGTGTTCAACAAAATTGTTTCCTTCGTGATCCCAAGATTGGTCGAACTTATCGTCACTTTGATTGGGAACAAAAGAATGGTCTTTCTACCATCCTTCTAGAAAATCTGAAAGACAATTTCCCACAGGTTAACTTTATCGGTTTTCGTATTGGTAACGGTGGCGACTTTAGTAACCTGTACAAAGGTATCCATGGATGGAAGCATGATCATGATGCTGTTATGAAGAAGTGGAGGAAGCAGAAGTCCTGGGAACTCAATGGTCTCGGATATGATTCTCTCTACGTTCTGGGTCAAACTACATTGTCTTCTGACGTTGAGTTTGATGTTGAACAAGGTGCTAAGAAGACAGAGATTAGTAAGTCTTTCCGTTCTATGCTCAAGGCAAAGACCACCAACAAAAAGATCCTGTCTTCCTTCGCCACAGTCATTTCCTGAACTGTCCACTAGGGGTCTCCAAGACCCCACCATGCTCTATAATTAATTCATCAACAAACAAAGCAAATGCCTCGTCCTGCTCAAGTCGATATGATTCAACTGTTCTCTTACATCGAGAACAACTATGGCACAGAAGTTGGCACCTCTGCTATCAAGGCAGGTGCTGAGCACATGGGGTATTCTTATGCTACTATCTGTAATCGTATGGAACCCTACAAAACTGGTCGTGGTAAGTGGAACCTGACCATTGAAGAAACCCGTGACCAACTGGAAGAGATGGTTGCTCCCGAACGTGACAACCTTGTCCCCCAGAAAGATTCTGGTTTTGTCCCGTTTGGTAACTTCACTGACCTCAAGAAAATCGTCAGTTCTAAGATCTTCTACCCTGTGTTCATCACTGGTATGTCAGGTAACGGCAAAACTTTCTCTGTTGAGCAGGCATGTGCCTCTCTAAATAGAGAGTTGATTCGTGTGAACATCACCATTGAAACCGACGAAGATGATCTTATTGGTGGTTTCCGTCTGGTTGACGGGAACACTGTTTGGCACAATGGTCCAGTCATTGAAGCTCTGGAGAGGGGAGCTGTGCTGCTTCTAGATGAGGTTGACCTGGCATCTAACAAGATCCTGTGTCTTCAATCTATTCTTGAAGGTAAGGGTGTCTTCCTGAAGAAGACTGGTCGCTATGTTAATCCTGCTCCTGGTTTCACTGTTGTTGCTACCGCTAACACCAAGGGTAAGGGTTCTGATGACGGTCGCTTCATCGGCACCAATGTGCTGAACGAAGCATTCCTTGAGCGTTTCGCCTTGACCTTCGAGCAGGAGTA